TGACGGTTTCTTTAAGAAATTGATTCACTTTCTGGGCTAACCGCTTGTTGCAACGCCCTTCTACACCTATTATAAACCGTCTTGTATTCGATTGTCAAGGCCGCCGCTCTTGGAGTATTCCGGGAGTGGTTTTTTACTGTGCTTTTTTCAGCTCGGCCAGTTCCTTGCTCATGGAGCGGATCACCTGTTTCAAGAGAGCCACGTCGTCCTCTATGGCCTCGATTCTGGTCATGGGGGTGAGCTTTGCCTGCACGCCTTGCAGGCCCTCCGCCAGCAGGTCAAACTTCGGCATGACATCCGTGTCAAAATAGGCAATCATACGCTTTTCAGGCGCCCGGATGGATGCGTCAATCATGGTCTGGATGGACTGTAAGTCTTTTTCGTCTAACATGCGTAAAACCTCCTAGAAATATAGCTCCGTCGCAAGATTCCCATGCGTGTACCAGCAGACGGCTTTCCTCATAAATTCCTCAGTGACCCCAAAATGTTCAGCTAAATCCCACAGATCTGTATGTCCATCAGCCACAGCTTGATCCAGATCATCAGCGGACAAGCGCAGTTCAATGGCTCGTTTATCCGCACGGTTCTCATGCTTTTTCCGAATATCGCAGGCGGCATATTCGTTATAGAACGACCCTGTATCACAATGTCCGATTTCGTGGAGCCCTTTTACTAACTCGTCGGCATCGGACAAGAGGGTAAAGGGGTCAATCGCAATAAAGCATTTGCAATCTGATACTCGCATAACAGATATACTTTCAAGCCCGTCGCAGTCTAAATTGTACCAATAAACATCATATCCCTGCTGTTCGGCGTACTCATACAGTTCAACTACATTATTTATTTTTTTCGTTTTCCTGGGCAAATTTTGCGAACTGTCTAACGCGGTCGAGGACATCATCGTCTATCTCCCTTGTGCCCCACAAAGCAAATTTAATATCATCGTCGCTGACTTTGCGCTCACCCTCCGGGGTGGGCGCTTTTTCTATTCCACGAAGCCAAGATTCAGAGCATCCAAAAAAAGCACAGATTTTATCTATAATCTCTTGTTCAGGGACGACATCTTGGCCCGCTTCATACTTCTTCTTCCACACACTTACTGTTCCCTTGTTAAACCCAGCCTTGACTGCGGCAGTAGATGGGGAGAATTTTTCTCGAGTACACAGAGATACATATCTTTCGTAAAACATGCCAATACCCCTAGTCAAAATTTGTGCAGCACCACCAAGTTTAAGCGAATAGACAAAAAGGGGTTGACAGGTTTAAGTGATTAGACTAAAATACAGGTATAGTTGAACCACTTAGACAACACAATCCCGCTTTTGGGGTGCTATTTGATTCCGGCAAGTTGATAATAACACAGTTGTTTAAGAAATTCAACCAAAATAGTCTATGGAGGTGAACTTTGTATGCCTGCACAATGGACGGCGGATCTAATTGGTGAAATGCACCTAGCCCGTGTATCCAAAAAGCAACTGGCGGAGCGCCTCGGGGTGACGCCTGAGTATGTGAGCATGGTTCTCAATGGACACAGGGAGCCGGACGGAGCCGCCGGGCGATTTAAGGGCGCGCTTGCACAAATCATTTCTATGCAGAGTCAGAATACCAAATCAGAAGGGCAATAAACTGGACTATTTGGAAAGGAGAACATCATGGACGACATTAAGAACTACAACCCCGCAGAAGCGGAAACCCTGGACAGCCGCGAAGTGGCTGAGATGGTAGGCAAACAGCACAAGCATCTTCTTCGAGACATCAATGGGTATATCGAAAACATGAAACAGGGCACTGAGCCCAAAGTTGGGCTGAGTGCGGCTGAGCTCAAAATTGAGCCGAGCGAATTTTTCATCCCCAGTACTTATACCGATAGCACCGGTCGGGAACTCCCTTGCTTCCTCGTTACCAAGAAGGGTTGTGAGTTCATCGCCAACAAGCTCACCGGCGAGAAGGGGACGAAGTTCACACACTTAATCTCTCTCTTGTTTTTGATACATTGATAGCAGGTTTTTGATTAAATCCTTAAATAAATTCCCGTTGATAATTTTTTCAAAAACCTCATCATCGTATTTGCGCCAATCATAGTTAAGGTAGCAGAGTATGAACTTAAGGCCGATCACTGCTTCTGGCAAATCAATAGCAAGAGCAACCCTTGGAGCATGAAGAATTGCATCATTGATTTCCATTATCTTCTGCATTGCTTGGCTAGTGTGATACGTACTAATGGCATCTTGAGGAAGATCAATGTCAGAAAGAGATTTGATTTCATCAGTAACATATTTAAACTGACGAAATATAGAACTGGCCGGATACTCCTTACTGCCGCCTACATTGTCGGTCCATCCCAAAAGATATTCAGGGGAGACATTTAATGCAGACGCAATCATCTCGACTCGATCCAAAGGAATTTTCTCTGTCTCTCCTGTGGCATATCGCTGTAGCGCGGATTTAGATACCCCTGTCCGCTTCGCGAGATCTACATATGTTGTCCCGGTAGTCTTCATGGCTTGCATTATTCTCTCAGCAATAGCCCCCATTGAACTATACCTCCATGCGGATTTTCAAGTCTAATATAACATATAGTTCCCACTTTTGCAACAAGCAATCCCACGGAATCAAAATATTTTCCCATTTTTGGGTTGACAACTATATAAGCTTTGTGTATCATATGGTCATCCCACAAATGGGAAATCAGAAAGGAAGGGGGAGGAGCGATTTGATTAATACAAATTTACTCAAAGGGAAAATACTTTCAGCAGGTTTTACTCAACAAACACTTGCACCCTTGGTAAAAATGAGCGTAAATTCGCTAAATGCCAAAATTAATGGCCGCAAAGTCTTTGATACAGATGAAGTAGAGCGAATTTGCGACATCCTCAATATTACTGATCCGGTTGAGAAATGCCATATTTTTTTATCGTAGATTTCCCTGAAATGGGAATTCGAAAGGAGATTATTATGGAAAACAAATTAGTACCTATCGAGCATAACGGGGTTCGTGTCATCACCACGGAACTGCTGGCACAGGTCTATGAGACTGATACCAACAACATCAAAAACAATTTCAACAACCACAAGGACAATTTCCGGGAGGGTGTCCATTACTATCTGCTGAAAGGGGATGAGCTGAGAGCATTTAAGCGCGAAGTCAATAATATTGACCTCGTGGCCCCGAACGTCAATCAGCTCTATCTCTGGACAGAGCGCGGTGCAAACCGTCACTGCAAAATCCTGGACACGCCCAAAGCGTGGGAGCAATTCGACAACCTGGAAGAAACCTACTTTATGGTGAAGGAGCAGAGAAAGGCCGCTATCGGCGGAAAGACCGCAAAGAACGGTAAGACCCCGGAGGAGCTGGCCGCCGCCGACAAACGGGCCACGGCGATGCTGCTCAATGCCAAGAACCGGGCGGCGAGTTTCCTTCAAAAGCTCTATGACCGGGCAGGCACCAAGCCGGAGTATCAGGCGATGGCTCTCAGCGATTTCTATTCCGAGGATGGGATTCACCTCCCCCGCATGGCCTTCCAAAATATGAAGCAGACCTATGACAAGGGCACCATCGCGGAAATGCTCGGCATCTACTCCAAAGCATCCGGCGGCAAGGTGCCCCATGCGCAGGCCATCGGTGCAATTATCTCCGCGCTGGACATCTCGGAGGACGAGCGCGAACGGCTTCCCTACTGCAACAACGGGCACGACGGCGTAGATTACCAGTATACCGAGAGCGTGGTTGAGAAGGTGCAGGCATGGATTGAGGCGCACGGCAGGCCCAGCCCGATCACGGTCAACGGGAAGAACTATGCGGTTGTCTACAAGAAGGAATGAGCATCGCAGAACAGGCTTTATGGGATAAGAAGGGCGGAGTCACTATGAACCAAAAATCAATGCTGACGGCCCAGGATCTGGCCGAACGTTTCGGAGTCAGTATTTACACCATTTATCGACTGACTACGAAGCCGAACGGGCTTCCCGGATACCGGGTTGGGCGGTGCATTCGTTTCAAAGAGGACGAAGTGGAGAGGTATCTGGCGGCTCAAGCGGTCAAGCCGGTTGAGCGCGCGGAAGTCGTTCAGATCAGAAGATTTCAGTACAAGCCGGGTATGAAGGTGGTGAGTTTATAAGAGCCCGCAATGAGAGCCGCCATCGCCCTAATCACTCCGGCTGACTGGTGACACAGCGCCTTGAGGACTGAATGGAAATGCACAAAAATTCACACATAAAAAAGGAGAGCTGAACCATGAACGAAACGATTATTCAGATCATCCCCGCCCCCTCTAACCTCATGTATGGGTATGACGGAGGGACAGCGCAGCCCGTCGCCTGCCTTGCCCTAGTGGAGCTGGCCGACGGCGACCGTGAAATCAGAGCAATGGGCCTGACGAACTGCGAGATTTTCGAGGAACAGACCGGCGCAGTCCTTTTCTTTGAGTGATCCT